GGCGGTTGAAGCCTCCGAAGTAGTACCAACCGATTGTGCGGAAACGACGTAGCGCGTCAATCTCTGGACCGATAACGGTTGAGATGTCTGCAGCCTGTGCTTCAGCCAATGCTTCACGACCTGCGATGATCGCACGGTAGTTGTTAGTAAATGTAACAGTACCTGTATCTGCTGCTGAAGTAACGTTAGTTGCTGTCAGTGCATAGGTAAATGTTGTTGTTGATGGTACAGATGCGATTGTAAATGTACCATTAAGTGTTGTTGCAGTTGTACAAGCAACTGTTACGACCTGGCCTACGCCAAGACCGTGAGCAACTGCTGTAGTAATTGTTGCAACGTTTGATGTCAAAGCACTGTTAGTGATTGACACTGTAGGTGTGATACCTGTAGATAGCTTTAGACCGTTAAGAACACGTGGTGTCTCAACGATGAAAGCGCCTTCGATAACTCCTACTGCGCCAGCAACGAACGGTGTACGCTCAACGTACTTTGTTAGTTCCTGGAATCCACCTGTACCAGTTTCAGCGCGAAGATCGGCTGACTGACGTGGGTGTAGGTATGCAGCATATAGTTCACCCAAACGAGGCAATGCCTTGTTTGTGCGTAGTGATACAACAGCGTTGCGAATTTCTGCAACTGTCATTGTGTCTACTGGTAGAACTGTTGATGATGATGTTGGCGCAGTACCTGATGGGCCATTTGCGTATAGTACGTTAGTTCCTGCTGAGAGGACCTGACCTACTACGTTGTCAATGGAATCTGCTGCGTTGTAAGCAATGATGTCAGCAAGTGCTGAGTCAACATCGTTGAATGAAGTTAGGTTTAACTTCTTTGTTGTTGTAACTGCTGAACCGTATTCGTTCAGTGTTACTGTAACCTGTGATGGGTTACCTAGTGCGATGCTTGAAACATCTGAAGTTTCTGTCAATGTAGATGTAGCCTGAGCCAAATCTGAATAGATTGAGAAAACAACTGATGATCCTGGCATAGCCTGTTGCACTGGCTTAACATCAGCTAGTGAACGCATAACTGGAATGGAACGAAGTGCCATTCTTACATACTGATCGTATGCTGCAGTTACGAGTGCGCTGATGCTAGACGTGGTTGTGGGGGTACCTGTTGGAATTGCCATTAGGTCTAGCCTTTCTGTTATAGGATCGGATTAGAGTCCAGACAACCTAATAACTTCGTCCAGTTCTTCCTTGCTGTTTGCATTCATTAGTCTTTGCATAATGTCTCCGTTATGTTCTGGCGAAGCGCCAGAGTCGGCGGAGTTTGTCATACGCTTATATGCTGCAGCATCGGCTGGATTTACGTTAGGTGTTGCCTGGGTTTGACTTGTTTCAATACCGAATACATCGGCATAGTCTTCAAGCCATTTAGATACAGACTCTTCAGTTGGGTCTATATCCTGTGGGATAAATGAAGCAATTTTGCTGTTTACCCCGCGAGCTGCGAGGGCATCCTTTATTGCTCTTTCGCGCTGCGCCTTATTCAAAGACTCAAACTGAGAACGAAGTTCTTGCAGTTCTTTATCTTTTGTTTTAGATGCTTTGCGTAGTTGCTTTACTAGGTCGTTAGATGAGTCATCCGTTGTGAAGTCGTCATCATCCTCGTAGTCGTAATTGGACATAGTGGTCCTTCTCCCTATTAGTTGTTGGCGCAGGCCTCATATTCGTTTGGGGTAACGGTATGGCTCCTACTACTGGTGTTGTTATCGCTCCACTAGGCCAGTCGTTCTAGTGGCAGGCTTTTTATTTAGTAAGCGCCAGCACGATCTCGTACTAATGCTCCAGAAGTTATTCCGGTTTTTCCGCCGAAGGCGGCTTGTTCTAGTCCAGTAACCTTTTGGCGTTTCTTACGTGCTTCTTGACCGCCTGCTAACCTAAAGACTTCTGTTTCTGCAGTTGTCTGTGTGTATGGATCTTCTCCATAGATAGCTGCTAGTTGTGAACCACGTTGTAGTCCACCAGCAATCATTCCAAATCCTTGCTGTGCGGTTTCCTTGGTAACACCTGCATTGCCAAGCTCTTCTGCACGTGCTCTAATTGCTTCAGGTGTATCTCCCTTGTAACCAAGGCCAGATTGAATTGCAGCGCCACCAATTTCAGCACTGGTTACCTTGCGCTTGATGTTCTCAATAGCATTCTTAGGATCAAGTGTGTAGGCCAAGATATCACCGTTATTGATATCAGGATAGAACTGCTTGAGCGCTGTAATAACTTCTGGGTTGGCGTTAATAACACGCTTTTGTGCAGTTGCAATACGGTCTTCTAACTCTACGTTACTGACATCGTTTTCAATAAGTTTATTAAATCCTTCTTGAACACCTGTAGGAGATTTTGCATAGTAGCTTGCAGGCAAACCATACTGACGCATAACTTCTTGATACTGGTCTTCTAAGGAAACGTATGAAGCAGGACTAAGTGCTCTAAGTCCCTTTGCTATACGTGCTTCGTTTGCTATGAATCTTTCCTTGTATGCCTTTGTTCCTCGAACCTTGAGAGCAAAGTCTGCAGGATCATAAGGTCCCTCTAAAAGAATATTCTTAACATCTGATACTAGAGATCCTACTCCGTATTGATTGAACTCATCATACAGTTGATTGTAGGCAGAAACTTTCTTTGCCTTTGTCTCACTAGTAGTACTTGTACCTACAGTATCATCTGCGGTGCTGCCACTTAATTCAGTAATCTGTCCATTACTGTCTGTACTAGTTGAAGAACCATCACTGTAATTTGTAATGATATTGCCTTCAAAATCTTCTACTGTGTTAAGTATAGTTTTATCAGTTGTACCAGCAGCCTTTGCCGCAGCCTCGCCATCAAAGCCACCTTCAAATCCTAATCCCTTGACGCCTTTTGGAAAATCGCGGATTGTTCCACCAGGTGCATAACCTATTTGACGCCCAAAGAACACGTCTATCTCTTGCTGAACAGCATCTCTTTGTCGACCTGCTGGTGCTGCAAACAATCTTTGTTGTAACGCCTGATAGTCATTACCCATACCAACAGTAGGTATTGCAATCTTTGGATCAAAGAAAGGACTTTGCTTTCTAACAAATGAATTGGTTGCGGGATCCCAATCAAGGTAAGTTGATTCGTTTGAACCTAAACGGTTATACGCCATATAGCGTGCAGCAAAAGCCTGTGCATCCAAATAAGCATCAGGTGCTTGTGGTTGCTTACCTGTTGCTCTTGCTGTTTCAAATTGTTTTTGCATATACGCTTCGTGTTCAGGAGTACCAAGTACGTATACTGGTTCTTTACCTGTTATGCGTCCACCAGATAGTGCAATAATTTGTTTTGCTGCAAACGCATCATTTGATGCTTGAGCAGCCTGATTTGCTGCTTCTTCTTCATCAGATATTTTACGGTCTGCTCGTGTAGCAGTTCCAAATACCCCAGAATCCTTGGCTAATTGCTGTACTCCAAAAGTTTTTCCTTCAGCGTCTTCTTTTGCACGTTGAGCAATCGCTTCGGCTTCACTGTTTAGGCCAATGTTTTTTAGATACTGTTCATAGGAAACTCGTAACCCTGCTTCGGTTCCCTTATTGGCTTCGTCAAATTCATTACGAAGCATCGTTTTAGTCTCATAATATCCGGCCATTGTTTACCCCATAAATCCAAAGTCTTGAAGGACTTGTCTAGTCACGTTTGATACTTCGCTACGAGCTTTATCTGTGTACTGCCAACGATCATCCTTACGCAACTTCCTGCGTAATTCTGTAAGGCTTATATTACCGGCAAGGGCTTCTTGAACATTTCTGTCTGTTACATCAATAGATGTATAAGGCAGTTCTAACTCATCAGATATCGTTGCTCGGTATGGAGCAATAATCTCTGTTACGTCATTGCCTTCATCAATTAACTTCTTAACCCACTCTGGCATAGCAGTCTTTGCGTAGTTACGAATCATCTGATTAAAGTTCTCAATAGAAGCACCAGATTGGAGTTCTTTAATAACTTGGTCAATAGTGTCAAAGCCAAGAACCTTTGGGAGTAATGAGATTGCAATACCATTACGAGTAGCAGTTCTGATCAATGCGCTGTAATCAACTGCTGGTGCGCCACCAGTTTTGCCTGGCTCGAATGGTTGCTTAGTTGTTAGTTCATCAAAAATTGTTAAGTCATCAATACCACGAAGGTAATAATCATCAAGCTGAGCATCTGTATATGTAATCCCGCGTTTTTTAAGTTCAGGAATAAGGCCAAGTCTCCAGCTTTTCAAACGCTCTTTGAAGAGATCGCTATTTTCCAATTTCATTAGGTAGCGATCTTGGGCATCAGTATCTAACTTTGCCCACTTGGTCTTAAACAAAAGATCCGCTGCTGCAGTTTTATTTGTTCTGTAGAGCTTAAAAACATCTTGTAATTCTTTACCGTAAATGGCATCAAGGAGAAGTGCTTCACCAATTCCAAATTTAACTGCAGCCTTTAAGCCGGCAGCAATTTCTGCATCAGTTAATTCCTTTGGCAGTACAGGATTAGGTGTTGTATTATTTACTACCTGTGTATTAGCAACACCCATATTGGCGCCAATGCGTGGATCAAACTGACTTGTGATTGGGTTCTCAAGTGACTTGATGTAAGCTGCTTCTTTAGCCAGTCGTGCCTTCTTCTGTGCTGCTGTCTCAGCCATTTTGTCTCCCTAATGTGCTAAACATCCAGCTTGTAAAATCAACACGTTCTTTGCGTGCTACGTCTTCAGGAGTTGCCTGACGAATAGCCCTCTCTGCAGTAGCAGCAACTTTTTCTTGTGAGAAACCTGGTGTTGATACAATTTTGGTTTCCATCTTTTTAGTTATAGGATTAAAAACATCTTTAGTTGTTGAGAGAGTTCCAGTAGAAATCATATTGTCAATAGACTTCTTGAGATCCTTGTACCACTTTGCTGACTTGTCAGCATCTGTTATACCTTGACCACGTAGAGTCTGAGATACATCATCAATCATCTTGATGCGATCTGCTTCTGTGTATTGGTAAACCTGGCGTGAAGGCAAGTCCTTCTTTTTAAGTCCTAAACCATCTTCTGCGCCACCGCTTGTTGCTAGTCTTGCATAACCCTCAAAACGATCAGCAAAAGGTATACCTAATTTTGCATAAAGACTTAATTTTGCTTCTGCTTTTTCAGCAGCCGGAACTAATACATCAGCATTAAAAATACCATTGACTGGACCTTTGTAAACTTTTGCATCTTTAAGAGCTTGTTGAAGTTTCTTTATTTTTGCAACATTGCCAATAGCGTCCTTAAGAAAATCAGTAAGGCTAACATCAGCCGCAACGTCTGTGCCTTCTTCTCCAGCGATTACTTCTGGATCTTTAGGCTTGATGCCCATAGCTTTATCTTGTGCTGCTTTTATTGCCTCTTGAGCTGACTTGATAGCAGCAGGGTCGCCTTTATTTGTTGCAACCTGTAGTTCATAATTAAGTTGAGATAGGTCTGTCTTGAGAGATTCTTTTTTCTTAGCAGTTTCTTTCTCTGTTTTTTCTTTGGTAGCAGCGCTATCAATCTCTTTCTTACGAGCAACGCGCTTTGCTTCTTCTTTTTCAAACAAAGCCTTAGCAGCATCATATCTAGCCTTTAGATCGGTGTGCTTTGCTGTGCCAGGAGTAGCCCTATTGAGATCTTGAAGCAATAGTTTTGCTTTGTTGTCTGCTTTCTGGGCAGCATTAAATGCGCTAACATACTTAGCATCATCTGAGTATCTAGCCATATTAGTCTCCTAGTAAGTTTCCAAATAGTGAATCGTATGCTGCCAATGTGTTCTCATTAAACTGTGAGAGTTGACGAAGTTTTACGATTGCGTTATCTTTTGCGTTTTGAATCAGGGTATTTGAACCACCAAAGCGGTCAAAATCTTCTTTTTCTTTTTTGTATGCAAGGTAAACCTGAAGCATTCCCTTAAGAGCATCAAATGTCTTGGGACTTGTAGCACGAACTGTGTCATCGCTTAACATATACTCAAGGTCATTAAGAGCCTTAAGCGTATCAATCTTCTTTGTTCCGCCCTGTGCTAACTCTTCAGCAACTAATGGATGTCCTGCAAAGAACAGAGTCTTCCAAGCTGTAAATTCTTTACGCAATGCACTGCGCTCATAATCGGTTACAGACTTTTCAAGGCTTGTTTCATATTCGTCTTTGCGATCATAATATGATTGCTTGTCTGCTGCTGTTTGAATCTTACGCAAATGCTCGTCTACGCGCTGGCTTTTGCGAAGACCCATACTGGTCATAGTTTGATAAGCGTCCCAAGAGAATCCCCCCTTGTGTGGGATTAGAAACGCTGCACCTTCTGGGTATTGCTTAAACAATTTTTCGTTACCCTGAACAAAGTATCCTGCCTCTTCAGCATAACCAAATGCTGAGATTGTTGAACGTTCTGATTCAGGAACAGTAAAGGCAAGTTGATTAGGATAGAGTTCTACCCAGCGTTTCATTGCTGCGTTATAGTCAGACCCATATTCATCTTTTAGATCGTTCCAAAGTTGCTTGAAGTTGGCGCGACCATTATCGCGTACCCATTCGTTCATATCAGATTTAAGCTGTACCTGTGGTGAAGCTGGTAGGAAGAAACCAAATACAAAGCGCATACCTAAGATGTTCATAGTAGTCTGCTTTATCATTAAACGATAATCTTCTAACTGCTGAGCAGTAGGAGGAATTAAATTATTATCTTCATCGTACACTTTAGGTATACCGTAACCAGCCGCTTCAAGATATGTCACTGCTTTGCGATGAGCTGATGCGTATTGACTATCACGCTCATCTCGATCCATTGCTGCAACCAAGCGATTAACGTGGGCTGGTAAAAATGAAGAAACAATAGGTTGATCTACAGCATACTTGCCTAGTGCTAGACGAGTAATTTGATCTGCAGCACCTGGTGCTCCAAAGAAATCTACAAGACCTGCTACAGTTTTAACAGAGATAGCTCCAACTGGCCCTGCAAATGTAGGTACAAGAGAATCAGGGTTTAGAGATGGTGTAAGCATCTTAACTTGAGCGCCGAATTGAACTGGAAATGGTGCCTTAAACTCGCTTCCAAGACCTAATCCGTCTAACATCTTTTGATATGCGTTGTATACCGGCGCTATGCCTGGATATACAAAGTATTTTTCACCTTGATCGTCTTCTTGGACAAAACCAGAATGAGTAATACCCTCATAAGTAAGAGCAGCTACTGCAATTGACTCTGGGTTGTACCTTACAGCACGACCAATACGACGATAGAAGTCCTCAGTGGCACGATAGAAACGTGCAAAGTTACGAATAGAGAAAGACATCTGTGAACGAACCAATGGGTTGTCAATATAAGCCAGTGTTTGTCCAATAGCGCGTTCTTCTACAACTGTAGCAAGATCACGCTTGGCAAGTTCTGTTGCTTGGTCAATTAAACCCTGCTCTGCTGGATTGATACCCTTTGTATATGATGCAATCCAAGCATCTTCAAAGCCTGTCTTACGCATTGACTTACGAATATCAAGCATCTCAGAAATAACAATAGGTTGACGTGACATACGTGCGTTAGCCATACCTAACCAACGCCATCCATTCTCCATAAGAGAGGCTGTAATGTTTCCGCTATCACTTACTGGTACAAGTTGTGGTCCTATTACAGATTCTGGCAAGTTCATATCACTCTGTGAGTACAGGTCGTCTAAAGATATGCGACCTGATACTACATATTCACCGTTCTCATTAACGCTACGTACTTTGTCAAGAAGATCATTGTTGAGTTCTTTGACTCCGTTAGCATCTACACGTCGAGTTTCAAAAACCTTACGTGCTCGGTCATAAACAATCTGTGCGTGTTGGTCAACGCTGATATTCTTAGCCTTAAAGATAGAATCGTCTACGATTTTAGGATTCTTTCTTAGATAGTCAGCGATAGCTGCCATAGCAACCTTTGGTTTATCTAAGTTTGCCACAGCTATAGCACCAAGTTCATCGTTAGATACGTAAGAAATGCGTAGCAGTAAAGCAACTAGAGATGCTTCATCTTGATTTGTCAAACCAATAGACTTAAATCCACCAGCACCTTGAGCGCGTGTGTATCTTGTCTTAGGACCTGTAATGCGTAGTTCTACTGAACGTACTTTGTGTAGGTTTGTAAAGTTTACGGCACTTGTAAGAAAGTCTCCACCAGTTGCAAAGTTAAAACCACCTTCTGAAATAACAGATAGTAGGTTTTCCATATCGCCATAGATAATTTGTTCTGTTAAAAAATCTACTGCATCTTGGTTCATAGGCTTTCGACCTTGAGACTTCAAGAAGTTGTTAATACGACCTTGAGTTAAAGCAGATGCCATAATCTCACGAGTCTTGCGAACTATATCTACATCTGTTTCTTTCTTTAGCTTTGCAATTTTATTGCGTGCTTCTAATATTACTTTCTCATCTGTTGAATCTTCAATTACTTTGCGAAGTTCTTTAATTTCTTTTTTGCCTGCAACAAGCATATCGTCAAGTTTTTTAATCTCATCAGCATTTTTAAGTGCCTCATCTTTGTTAACAATACGCATAACAAAACCTAATGGACTATTGGCTAGTGTTTCTAGTGTTCCTGCCTTTTGTCCAACCTGTGCTGCTTGAAGATTTGTAAGTACGCGAGTCGTTAAACGACGGCTAGTAGCAAGACCCCAAGGAGTTTCGCCAATAGCAAGGTTAACCATCAAGTCTTCGATTGAGTTACGGATAGCGTAACGTGGACCGGCAAGAGTAAGGAAAGACCAACCGCCTACGATCTTCTCCAGAAACTCACTATTAGCAACTGGTCCAATTATCTTAGACCCTAGTGTGCTACGAGCTGTTAAGCGATCAATGTCAACCATTGTAGGAACTGTAACCTTGCTATTAAAGTCTGTAGCAAATGCACCAACTGAGTCTAGTTCTCCACCTGTGTTGTCAAACTTAGTTGCACCTTTGCCTGCCATTGTTCGTGCAACAGCTTGTGTAGGTTCAGTAGTATTGATACCACGGATATCTGTAATGTTGTTCATTATTCCGTAGTAAAATTCTTTACGTTGACCTAAATCTTCAAGACCACGAAATACTTCTGCCGCTAACTTTGCTTCGCGCTGTGGAAATACTAGGCGAGAAAGGCGATAAATATAATCTGGTGCATTAGGATCTAATAGATCAAACTCATTGTCTCTAAACATAGGAGCAATAGCAAACTTTTTCTTAAAGCCATCAATTCTAACATTGATATCTGCTATTGAAAAACGTGCAACTCCCACTTTTTGAGTCTTGTTAAGTGCTTGCATAGACTCTAAAATCTCTGTCTTACCTTCTGTTATCTTCTTATAGATACCAGCATCTGTTGCTTCATCGCCAAAGAAAGAAGCTCCAGTAAGCATTGGACCAACCTTGTCAATGTTAAATACTTTATTGACTTGAGTTAAAGATGCAACACGAATTTTACGAGCCTCTGTCATACGAGGTGCAACGATGCGACGACGACCACCTGCACCCTTAATCATCTCATCCATTTGCTTTGCATTAGAGAAGAAAGCCTTGGCTGTTAAGACATCCTCAATTGGTTCAGCAGCTTTATTAAATGTTTGTATAACTGCAGATCCAAATTCTGGTGCAAGAATTTTAAGTTCTGCATCAATTCGCGCTTTAACATCAGTTAATCCTTTTGTATCAGCTTCACGATATGCCTTAAGTTTTGAACCATAGTCATTCCAAAAGTTTGCAGTTTTTGGTTGGTTGAAATAGTTTGCAAAAGCAACTCCATCACGTGCTGCGCTTCCAGCAATAACTTCTACGGAATACTTGCTAACGTCGTAGAGTTTCTTAACCTTGCCACCAACAATAAGAGGATCTGCAGCAAGGCGAAAGATTGCATCAACGGCACCAGATACTGCCTTGTAAAAGAATCCAGATCCTTCATACTTTTCAGGAGTAATCAGGTTAGCTACAAAACGACCAGGTGAGTACTTGGCTGCTTGAACAGCATCCATTGTATCTTGAAATAAATCTTGTTCTTCTTGAGTTCCTTGAGTTCTATCGTATAGCTTAAGATACTTTTTCTGTTCAGGTGTAGCCTCTGCTAGAATCTTTCCTTGATCTTCACCTGATGCAATACGCATTGCAATAGCAACCGCATTTGCATCAAAGAGTTCTTGAGCACGTGTAATACGTGATGGGCTGTATACCTTATCGCCCTTGTCATTTGCTAAGTCCCAAGCGGCATTAAGATCTGTTCCTTGGTCAACTGCAATAGCAGCGGTGCGATATAAGCGTGTAGAAAAATCAGATACGTTTTGTAATCCAGCAAGACCCTTGCCTAGTGCGCTAACAACTTGACCACCTGTGTAGTTCCAAGCAGTAGAAAGCCAACCTTGATCTGGTTTTTCAACTGGATCTTCATTTCCATACTGCTGACTTAATGATGCCTGTTGTGCTGGAGTAAGTTTAGAGTATTGCTTTTTTGCTAAATCAGGTGGCAAGTTAGTAAGTTGCTTGTGAGCCTTGAGAGATTTATTGTAGGCTTCAACTTTTTTTCTATCTTCTGCTGCTAACTTTGCTGCAAAGGCTGCTGATGAAATATTATCAGCCATTAGTTACCTCGCGCAATAGCGTTCTGATATAGTACTACTACTTCTCCAGTGCTATCATACGGAATCATCTCAGCTAGAATATCAGATATCTTTCTTTGTCCAAGCGCTGATTGCATCATTAGTGCATTAGAACCAGCACCTTCACCCATATCAATACCTGCAGTAATAGGTTCGCCTGGTCGTTCTGTTGGTGCAAATAATTCTGTTACTGGTCCCTGTGTTGCTGCTTCGCGTACATCGCCTGCGCGAGCAGGACGTGCACCAGCGGTCTTGGAAAGCGGAGCACCTGACTTAATAGCCTGCGTCTCAACGCCTTCACCGTATGCTGTGGAACCCATTTGTAAATTGTCGGTACGTGTGGAGTACTTACCTGGGCCTGCTGGTCCAGCCAGTGGATTCATCATACTCACTGTTTGTCCTCCTCTAATTTTTCTAAATCTGCTGACATATCTTCCCAAGCCTTATTGGTTTGAGTAAGATGATTTGATTGGTAAATAGATAATTCCATTAGTTCACCTGTTAGTGTTTCAACAGATGATGCTATGTTGTGTAGAAAACCTACACAGATAACTACAAAGTCAAGAAAGCGCACTGGACGAGAAATGTAATTGTCATCTTTCATCGTCCAGTACACCCTCCATTAAAAGTATTATCCCTTTTTGACTGCGTTTCCGCGTCGTCCTGCTGGCATCATTGATGGTACTACCTTGCCTGGTCCTGCTGGCTTGGAGGTATCCTTCTTGCCTTCGACGGCCTTTGACATTGGTGCTGCTGCACGTGATCCTTTGTTCATATTTACACCTCCTCTTATTATGCTGCGCCGGTGATACCAGCTAGTAGTTGGGCTATATCTGGACGTTGACCAGCAGCAGGGGCCTGACCACCTTGTTCTTGTGGAGGTTGCGCTGAGGCTGGGGCGGGGGCCGCACCTGCCGCTGGAAGTTGTTGTTCCATACCTGGTGCCATAGGTGGCATCTCTGGTGCTGGAGGTGGTGGTTCTGGTGTAAATGCTTTTTCGATAACCGCTTCTAGCGATTGGCCCTTTTGCCGACCTTGGATAACAGATGCAATGCGGGTGATAATTTCACTAGGGTCTTGACCTTGCGCTGCGAGGGCAGGAATCGCCTGAGCATACTGTGCAACAGCAACACGCAAAGAATCGCGCATCTCTTCAATATCAACACGTTGTTCCTCCTGAGTTACATTCAAGTCCATTGGAATCTCACGACGTACATAGTCACGAGATACGAGCTTGTCTGAACGCATTTGTAGTAGTGCAATGATGGCACGGTTAGGGTCCATACCAGACATAATTCCGTAGCGTACATCTACGCCGTACTCACCCTTGATGTCACGAGATGGTGTGTACTTAAGGACATAAGGTGTTCCGTCATCTGTTCCCTTGATGGTCTTTGGAATACCACCAAATACTTTCTCATCTGCTTCAAAGCAAACTGAGATAAGTTCTTGGAACATACGAGCAAACTGTGCCTGTGCTGACTTGATCTGTGTATCAAAGCCTGCTTGTAGTGCTTGCACACCGCGACCAGTAACAACGGATGCATCAATGTTACCTGAACGAGATTCAGGGTAACGAGAACCTAAACGAAGTTCACGCTCTAGGACACCAGACTCTGTAAAGATTCCAGGTGGTAGTTCTAGCGGAACGCGACGAATACCTTGTGGGTTAGCAGAACGCATAATTGCATCTGGTCCAAGTGCCAACTCTTGCACATCTTGTGGAATAGCAATAGGTGCTTGGATAGATTTTTCTGCTGCTTGGATCTGCAATACTGCAAAACGAGCACGAGCAAGTTGAACTGATAGAACATCATCAAACTGTCCACGTGCTTCACCATCTAGGGATGAGCGCATAATGACAGATGCCATTGGCTTATTCAAGATGTTTGGTGTGCGTGATAGAACTAGGTTCTTACGCTCTGGTAAGTAGAGCAAGTCTTGATCTTTGTCGTGGTACTTGACCATTGAGATATAAGGAGAAGAAAGAGCGTATTGGTTTTTACCTAGAATCAAATCGTAATACTCTGGGTATTGCGCCGCTAATGTCTCTGCATCGGTAACGATTACCTGAGTAACAGATAGAACACGACCATAACGATCTAACTCTGGGTAGGTACCAAATGGATTGAGCATACGGATACGAGGGTTATTGTCCTCAAAGTCCATCTCAACCATACCGATACCAAGACCGTAGGTGTTATACCAATCTGCTGCTGTGTACATCTGCAGTTGTAGGTCAGAGTTTGTTACATAAAAGTTTGCAATACGAGTTCTAGTATCTGCTGCCTTGCGTGCTGTATCTGAAACCATATTGGTTGCTGAACAGTTAAAGGATGGCAGTGGTGCCATTGCTTCTGCTAGGTCACGTGCTGCGACGTCAATGAAGTTTGCAACCAGAGGCTTTGGATAATCCTCTGAAAACATTGAAGGGTATACCTTAGAGATATCTCCCTGACGCACCGAGAGCACATCGCGCATACGTTGATCTCGCGCTGATGAGCGAGTACGTAAGCGTGCGAGCTTAGCGTCTACTTCTTTGACTGATAACAATGTGGGGTCCTTACTTATCGTAACGTTCTGGGTTCTGAAGATACTTAGCCTTCTGTGCAGGCGTCATCTTAGATGGAGAGATCTTGCTTGGCATTTGAACTATGCGAGGCTTTGTTGTAACCTTTGGCATAGGCTTCTTAACACCAGGCTTAGTACCTGAGATCTTAGGCATAGGAGTCTTGACTCCCTTTGATGGTGTACGAGAAACTGTAGTTTTTTTAATTGCAGGTTTCTTCATTTGTGCCATTACTTTTTGCCCTTCTTGTTAACTGCTTTTAATGCTTTAGCACTTGCCTTTGCACCAGCAACATTCTTAGGATTATTAACAGCCTTTAGTGCTTTAGAAGTTGCTTTTGCTTCTGCCTTTGTTGACTTTGCTGGGCCAGCATTTTGCTTTTGGATCTTGCCAAATCGGCTCATATCTTTAGCAAACTCATAATTAGATTTTGCTGGAACTCGTGCAGTTACATTATCGCTAACTTTAATTTTTACTACTTCACTATCTGGACGAGCAGATCCTCTTCCAGACTTAGGTGTTGACTTAGGCATTGGGTTACGTAAAAGACGATCTGTTTCTTTTTGATTCTTAACAGTATTAAACGATTTGCCTCGTGCTGGAACTACTTTCACAGATGACTCAGGCTTCTTAGCAATAGTTTTTGCAATCTTGGTTGCTTCTGCTTTTTTAGTAGCCTTGGACATAATTTTTGTACGGGATGCTGCTTTCTTTGCTGCCTCTGTTGCAACCTTCTTGGCTGCAAGACGACCAGCAATTGCTGCTGCTCCTGCGACTATTGCTGGTACTGGCATTTTATCTCCTTAGATGAATGTGCGTTCTTTTTCTGCGAGCAGTTCATCTATGTTGATAACTGTTCGTTTACCCATCTCACTACGAGATAGGAAAGGATTCTTCATATGGTGCGTAGCGTGAATACCTTGGCTTAGCATCTCGCGTGCTCTGATCTCACAAAACCACAAGGCCATTACCATATCGGTCTTACCCTTAGTAGTAGGTGACCACGTAATCAATTGCTCGATGAGCGCCTTGATGTTTTCAGTCTGGTCACTAGGTAAGTGAATAAGGTTGTCGCGGTGGTGCTTGCCGTCAAATTGTTTTGTGCCGAACAAGGTGGACATAGAAGCAACACCGAAGCCGGAGTCCCACTTGTTGTTTCCAGTATGGTGCTCTCGCAGTAGCACACCCCTGGAGGCAAGGTTTGCGCGGATGCCCTCATCTTGCGTAAGGAATGATTGAAAAGCATTCTTCTCTACTATCCACTCACTCGGTGAGTACAGGGAAGTCCAGTCAAAGATTAACTGACGGATCGCAGCAGGCGTTGGCCTAGTAATCTTAATAGCATCAACGATATAGCGTTTATGTGTAGCGCGATCAACAGCGTAACAAATGGCGGCTGTATCACCAACCATAGCGGGATCAAGACCACAAATAAAAGAAAAGCCATTGACATCACGCGGATGGCCTGGGTGACCAGGAACCAAACGACCTGCTTTACGCATACCATCAATAGAACCTCTTACACATACCGGATCGTAGATTGCATCATCTGAGATATCTTGCTGTTGATAAACAAGGGCCCAAGTAGAAGCATCCATAGCTTGACGTTCGTTGTAAAGGTTACGACCATTCCATCTAGGATAGAGGCCGTCCTCATCTAAATCTGATTCTGTCTGTCCATCAAATGGAGCATCACTTGCAGGCCATAAGGTTTCCCATTTCTCAGGGTCCTCATCTGTTGTCAGCAACGCTGGCATTGCAAGATATGTCCAAGGGACCAAGCCACCTGGGTAGCGGTCTTCGGAGCGTAGTTCCTTGTACAAGTCTACTGCGGTGACGCGGGTACCTACGATAATCAATTTACCAGTAGGGTTCAAACGAGAGCGCACGTCCTGGGTTAACCAGCGGATCTGCTTCTCAAACTCGTTAGCGTTCTTTAAGGTAACTGCGTCATCTACGATAATCATATCTGCACGCTTACCGTAGATCTGACCACCGATACCAACGGCTTCAATGTTCGGGTCCTTTTCAGATGACTCACGTAGCTCATCACCGAAGGTGACACGGGTAGCCTGCCAAGAGGCAGACTTAGAGTTAAACCCTACGCCAGCAGCGTAAGCCTGTTGGAGTGCTTCATAATTTGGATGAGTCAGGCGTTGCTTGATGGCGTAGAGAAAGTCTGCAGCTAACTGCTGGGTCTGAGATACGATGAGTACTCTAAAGTTAGGGTTCTGACAAACCTGCCAAGTGACGTAATCAATGGTCACAGTCATAGACTTGGCGTGGTTGGGCGGGATGTTCAAAAGGATACGGTTATTAGCCAGACCCTTTTCATACTTCATAGAAGGATGCAGCCACCCAGGTTCCCTGCCCTCGATTACATCGATCAGGTTCTGCTGGTGTGGAAAGGTGCGGGAGTGTAGGTACTTCTGGCGGAACTCGGAAAAGTTCAGGTCGTGGACATCAGATGCTGCAAAGGACTTGTCCTTGAGGCCAAGGCGGGTTCGGTCAACTTTGTCAGTAAAGATCTTGTCTGTGCGACGGTAGTACTCGTAGGTCTTAATGGATTTGCCTGCCGAGGCACAAGCTGCCTCAATGGTCATACCCTCTGCTACACAGCCAAGGATTAACCTCTTGGCAATATCAGCACTATTGTCAGCCACGTGATCTCCTAAAATTTATTGGGGACGGGCCGGAATCGGATCTTATCTTTACTAGGTTGAGTATCTCATCTACCAGTAGATAGACCTATCCCCACTAAAAGTACTAGGCAGGTCGGGCTTAGCGCCCGAAGGAGCCACAGCGAACTGAGGGGTAAGTTAGTACTCGGCCTAGGGGCCTCGCTAGAGGCCATACCGTTACTGCTCAGGGTCTTTCCTATTAAAGCCCCTTACTATATATAAGGCAGGAAATTTAACGCATTTCCCGTTTTTATAATGTGATGTGTAACACAGTAGATATAACCGCAGGTCAGAGCTATATTCGGCTTTCACTTTAGCAAATATTTTTTGTTGGGGAGTACAGGTATGTAGTCTGTGTATTTCA